TGGCCTTGCAACTTGTCCCTGGTTTAGAACGGTTCTACCTTCGCCGCCCCCAAGCATTAAGTATTGCAAAGCATCGTGTATGTGAGAGAAGCGGTTCTTGTCTGGCTTATCATCAAAGCGTTCACCTGATACCTGCATACGACGATAACCATAGCCACCCTCAAAGCCTTTGATTAGCTCCTTGCAGCGTGGGTCGATCAGCAGGCCAGACTTGCCATCTACCATTCTGTTTAGCGTTCCAGCAACAGCCTCAATGCGAAGAGACACATCATTGCTTGAAGCTGGGCGAGCAGTTAGCCCAGCACCTCGCAAGATTTGAAATGGAGTACTCTCGTCAGTCTGTGCCCTAAAGTCACCAGCAGGGTCGCCAATGATGTTCACATCGCAGCCAGAATACCGAGTTGCTATTTCTGTGCGAAGAAGCTCGGCAAACCGCACAATGCCCATATCAAACGCTACAATTTCCTGAAGAAGTAACCAACGACCTCTAACACGCTGACCAAAAACAGCAGCAGGAGTAAGGCCAAAGTCCAGCCCAATAAAGACAGGAACACCAGCAGCCACAGGAATTTCTTCTTTAGCAACGTGCATATCTGGAGCAAACATTTGATAAACAGGTTTTCCTTCATTAATCTGACCAAGCTTGTTCATTACATAAACATCAATCCAACTTTTAGTTTTACCACGGATAAGGTTTGGGTAATAGCTTGACATCATATTTTTTTGGTTCTCAGCTTCCTTGTTAGGCTCATAGTCTAATACATTGCCATCGCCATCCTTTACTGCAACCATACCTGCTGGCTGTGTATAGAACTTCCAGTTGTCTGGAGCAACCAACATACGCGCCTCTTCTTGAGAGATATGATCTGGCACAGGAACTTCACCCGACATGATAGGCCACCAGTGATCTTCTTCTGGGGCGTTGGTGTCAGCAATAACTCCAGTCCAAGTGGGGCCGCCTTCGCGCATAGAAGGAAAACGTCCCACACGCATAGTACACGCATCAATAATAGATTTGGGTAGCTCGCGAGCCTCGTTGATCCAGATGCCAGTCAACTCAAGAGACAGTAGTTTCTTTACATCCTCTGGTCTATCGAGAGCAAGAAAGATAACTTCTAAGTCTAAATCTTTGCGCTTGATGTGGTGAGTGTACGGAACCTCCCAGCGAAACTTACCCCAGGTTTCTTCGGGAAACCAGTCAAGCCAAGTCTTAATCGTGGTGGTTTTTAACTGAGGGTTTGTGTTCCGAATGATAGCCCAGCGCGATCGGCGCACACCATCCTCGTTTTGTTCCTGCGCAAGAGCGCGACGAAAGATTTCAATACAGCAGCCAACAGACTTGCCAGAGCCTACAGGCCCCCGAATACCACGAAAGAAAGTATCATCCTTCATAAAGGATTTAAGAACTTCCCCGTCAGGTTTATACTTAAATGTTGTCAAGTTTCCAGTCCGTTCCTACTTTGATAAGTCTCTCAACGGTGTCTGGGGCAATAGTGGCAATCAGTTTGTCTGCCTCATAGTCGGTGCAGAAGTCTTTTGGATGGTGCTTCATATGCACCTTCTTTACAATAGTGCGGAGCATATCGCGCTCACGCTGATTGATTGTATGTAAGAAACTCATAGCTTACTCCTAGCTGCGATACTTGCGTGTCTTTTTTGCAACACCTTTGGGTTGTTGTGAGAATTGTTTACCTGCGCGGCGAGCTGCGCGTTTCTTTGCGGTGGTGCGAGCGTACTCATCATCGCTCAAAGCTTTAATGGCTTTCTCTGGCAGATAGCGTTCACCAGTAGCGTCAGCACCTTGTGTGCTGGGCTTACCAGATTTTGTGCGCCATTTTTGTTTTGTCCAGGCAACTAAAGATTTTTGAGAGGGTTTCACCGATAGCCCCCGCCTTTAGCCTTGTATTGTTTTGCAAGCATCTGAGCCTTGCGAGCAGACCACTGGCCTGGAGCGCCACCCTTGCCACCAGCCTTGATGCGATTAAACAAACTCTTACGCATTGTAGGCTTGGTGTAGTTGCCTGCTTCGTTAACAGCCATTAGTCTGTGCTTTCTTCACCAAGCTTGCGCAAAGAGGTGGGGGTATTTTTTGTTTTAACTTTTTCTACGCGCTTCTCTGGGACGTGAGCGCGAGCAGTAATACCGCGATCCGAAAGCTCTTCCACAGTAAACAAACGCTCGCTATCAGGATTAAAAGTTTTTCCTGAGTGCGAACGACCATCTGGTGTTTTTACTGTGTCTTTACCGATATACTCGGCGCCATCAATTTTATAAAGCTTGCTCATTTACCATATCCTTCCAACATTGATTTCTTTTTCCCCTTCTTCTTGGCAGCAGCTTTCTTAGCCGCCTTAATGCCAGCAGGGGTGTATGGGTATTTCTTTCCAGCTACGTTTGGCATTTAATTCACCATTTAACCTTATCAGCCCAGTATGCCGCAGACGTCTTACCCTTGGCAATGTTTTTTCTATGACGCGCCTTAAAACTTGCGCGCTTCGCTTTCATACGATCGGACTCTCCTGCTTTGGGCTTTCCAGCAGTCGAGGCACCTTGCTCACCGAATCGTATAGTCTTAACTTTATCACCTACCTTTGCAACCACAACATGAGATTTTTTTGGGTGGTTAGGTGTACGCTTGGGTTTATTAAAGCCCTTTACGCCAGCCCTTACAAGTCTAGGATCACGAGCCATTACATTTCTTCCGCAAGTTTGGTTGTGTATTCATTGTTGCGCCAAGAAAATGTTTCAAGTCCAGCAGCGCGATTGCGAGCAAAAGCCTGTGAGAAGCTAAGTCGATCAGGATCAACTGGTGGAGTAGGCTCTCCAGCAAGCAAAGAACTAGCTTTTGTTGCAATATCTAGTCGTCCATCACTAACATAGCCAGAGGAAAGCACAGGGCGTGGAGCATCTAGATTGATTGGATTGTCGATAACTTCCCCAACACGCTCAAACTCAGCAGGAATTTTATAACTAACCTTATCGGTATTCGTAGAGCCGATAGCATAAGAACCATCTCCCAGCTTTACAGCTTCCATACCAATAAGAAACTCAGGGATGCGATCAGGAGAAGGGAGATCAAGCTCACTAATATCCGCAGAGCTGCGATCAGCTTGGTTAAAGAAGAAGGTATCTAACGCCCCCTTCATCAAAGCAGTGAACTCAAGCGGTGCGTTCTCTTCAGTTGAGTAACCATCCAGCCTCAAGGTATCGCTCAAAGAATTATACGCAGCCTTTGCCATATTACCCATATAGTCTACAAAGCCAGCGCCACCATCAAACTGAGAGTCCATATCTGCGGCTACATACTTCATCGGACTAGGAATAAGGCGGTTGCGCTCACGCAATGTACCAGCAACATCGCCCGGAACTTGCCCCAGGTTAAGAATAACCTCGCGTGAATTGCCTTCAGATACTTCAAAAATACCACCTGGCTCAAACAAAGCATGGACTTTCGCAACCAAAGAAGTGGTGTCTTGCCCCTTCTTCGTCTTATGGAAGTCGTAGGTGTCCTTAATAATAAGGTTATTCCTCTCATCCACATACACATCAGCTAACCCAATGCTAGATTCAGCTGCGGCCTCGGGAGAAACATACTGCAATACCTGCAACAACTGGCTGGCATAGCTTCTTGAATCACCAGAATCGGTGAGTTTGCGGCGGCGTGTGTCTAAGATACTGCTGCCCATACCACCGTAAGAACTGTAGGAAGTTGTTACCTCGCCGCCACGAACACGAGCAATAGCAGCATTGCGGATAACATCAAGAACAGAAGAGGAAAGTTTATCTTCAGTTATGGTTGCTTCAGGCAAGTCAGGAACTATGCGTTGCGCAATAGAACGAAGAGCCTGTTCTCCAAGTAATTGGAAGTGATCAAAAGCAATAGCCATATCGAACCTTTGGTTAATAAAATATTTTTACACTATACTTTTTTTTACGAGCCTTGGGAAGAATAAATCCGTGAGGTAGTCCCCATGCATTACCACAGTCCGCGCTTTTCCCCCCACCCCCCATCAGATGACTTCAATGCTGATGTGCTTTTTTTTCAGCCCAAGTCAATCTCTACCTTGATGTCCCCTGCATGCAAGTGCATATGCTTCTCAGGTGCTTTCAATCCCGCCCTGTCTAATATATCCTTGCTGGCCTCCAACTGGACATACTCGGACTTGGCGTTCAACGCTAGCCTGGCGACTTGATGTGCGGCAAGTGTTGCTCTCACGCCCAACTCATTCCGCATTCTTTCCATCATGTATGACTGCACATGAGGCAGGGCTAACGCTTTGCTTGCGCTTACTCTTCCGCTTTCACCTTCTGCATATCCCGCCGCTGCGGCCGCATCTTTCACAGTCCCGCCGTTTGCTACGAGGTGCTCAACTAACGCCGTTTGCTTCTCTGTTAATCCTGTCTCAATATTCTTTACCGCACCCATTGCCTGCTTTCCTATCTGTTGACTAACACATAATCCTATAAGCGGCACGAAGCGCGCCGCATAAGCGGAGTTTAAGAGGGTTCGTCAATAAAAATCAAGCTGCAATTTTGCAACACGCTATGCCGTTTGCGCAAGATTGAAGCTGTATGGAAGCGCATAACTCAGATGACGCGACAAACAAGATAGCAAGAAAGATGTGGAAAGGAGTCCGAAGGACATCAGACCAATATAACCTGACCGACTAGGTCAGTCATCATTGACCCGAGCGCAGCGAGGGCGCCGCAAAAAACAGGGTAATAATATTGCGCAAACCATGCAAACAAAACAATAATATTATACAGAAAGTTATAGACAGGGTTATGCCCAGCTGCTAGGGTTCAAAGGTAATTAAATGAAAGGGGATTTTTCATGACCAAAGAAAACTTTTACTGCAAATTTGACATTTACGCCGTGGATAATCCGGGCAAATCAGAGGATATTCGCCACGTTATGAGCGTCACTGCTTCTACTGAGGCTGATTGGCTAATGTGGGACAATGCCTGCAAGCGAACCGAGGGTCTGTTTATTGACAGCGAATATGCGGAGTTGTCAGACTGGGCATATGAAATGCACCGCCAGCGCGACATAGCAAACGGCGTTCGGCAATTCCAATATTCCGAGGGGGTGTAATATGAACATTTGGGACACACCATATTATCAAGATGTTTTGGGCGTCTGGAATCGTCTGGTTTCAATGACTGGATACGATAGCTTTATGCTAGACGCCAAAGCCGAAACGCTGCTTTTCGGTGACGACTACGAAACCGCCGTCACTATGGAGACATGGCGGCAGATTGCAGAACTTGAAGGGCACTCGATGGGAGTCGTCCAAATGATAGCCATGGACTGGTGCCACGAAAACGGGCGCGACTGGCTAACCTTAGAGGAGTATTAGAAATGAAACTTACAAGACAACATTTTGAATTTATTGCAGACAACATCGCGCCACTACTTTTCTCACCGACAGACGTTGAGCGCATGGCCGACCGGCTGGAGAAAACAAACAACAACTTCAAGCGTGGCGTGTTTGTTAGCCGGTGTCTGAAGAACTGGGAAGAACGCAACCTGAAAGGGGCTGACGAATGGGCATAGGAAAAAAGATTTTCGCCGCAACATTCATCGCAACAGAGATGACCAGAGCGCACAATAGACGGGTCAAACTTAAGCGACTAATCAAGACAATCAAGGAAGGGGTAACACCATGGAAAAAGTAAACAACTGGAACCGAACCATAGGGGTTTACATCGAAGCACTGGAGACAGGGGAGCAACGCGCAAGAGATGCCGCCGCCGCCGAGCTGATGTTAATCGCTGAACACCTAAACAAGCTGGGCGTTCGCTATCCCGACATGATAAACGAAACGCCAGATCTGAAAGGCTAACCAATGGCAAGGAGAAAACAAAAGCTATCAGACCCAGCGCCGCGCAAGTGCGAGGAGTGCGGTCTGATAGTGGACTACTGGGTAATCTTACTGATGAAGGTAGAACCAGAAGAACACAAACTGCTTTGCGATCCCTGCTATCTTGCAGAGTTTGCCAAGCCAATTAGAAAACACGGAGTTGAAACATGAAAGACGAATACAACATTGCCATGCTGAGAGAGGTCATCGCCCAAACATATTATGAAATTGACCAGATAATGAATGGCGAGGATTCTAAAACGCACCTATCGCGCATCGAATCTTGCGCAAGAGAACTCGTTTACCTAGTGGAGAAATACAAAGGAGATAAACTATGAATGATAAAATTGTTGACGCATTGGAAAACCTGATTGCACTGAATGAGATGCAAGCACCGCTTGAAGATATTACTGCCGCAGTAACTGAGGCTCAAAAAATGTTGGATAGTCTCCCTAGAAATCATCGACCTAGTGGAGAAATACAAATGAAACAAGATGAGGCTAACAAAAACATCCAAGTTATATGGGACGCGCTTGATCCGTTCAGCTTTCGTGAAGGCTTTATACCAGAATGGGAACCATCATACGGTGACCAATGGAAAGAGATTTGCACCGCTATGACTTGGATTGAGGAGAACTTAAAATGACCAGCAAAAGCAAAGCCAAAGGAAGCTATCACGAGAATTGGTTTAAGAAACTACTCGAGAGCTGGGGGCTGAAGGTGCGCAAGCAACCGCTATCAGGTGCCCTGGGCGGTGAATACTCTGGAGACTTGGTTGTCACATTGAATGGCACTGAGTATGTAACAGAGGTTAAGTATCGGAAAGAGAAAGGCTTTCCGTCCCCGTTTACTGTCTTGAAGAACAGAGATGTCGCAGTGTTTAAGCTGGGCACAACAGAACCAGACGCGCCAAAGTGGGTGCTAATTATACCAGACCATATCGCAGAAAAACTTATCAAAGGAGAGAGCAATGAATAAACAGATTCGTTATGAAACAGAGTATGCGTTAAATTCACCAGTCGGAGAGCTAAAGCAAGAGACGGGGCTTAAAAAGAAAGAGATTGTTTCTCTATCCTCATTAATTCCTGCTGTCGCTCAAGTGTTTGAAGTTAACAAGGACGAGCTGCTTGGACGCAAACGGCAAAGATATTTAATTACTCCACGCCACGTTTTGTTTGCGCTTGCATATAGATACACAGTCTACAGCTTGCCGAAGCTGGGCATGATGTTTGACCGTGACCACACAACCATCCTCCACGCTGTCGATAAGATTCGAAATCAAAAGAGATCGAACCCAGAGATTAAAACTTTAATGAATGAAGTTTACTTGCTGGCTTTACAGAACGAGGTCGAGCGAGAAAAAAAGATGGAAGCATACCGAGAAGAGGTGGCTGAAATGATTGAAAAAATTCAAGAGAAACGAGACAAAGAAAGTGGGATTTACAAATGACATTTGAAGAGAGAGAACACATCATCTACATGGACTTTGTCGTGAAGATGGGGCGTATGTATTATGCGCCGCGAGCTATGAAGGACGACAAGGCCGCACAAAAACAATACGGCGAAGAGATTCGGCGTATAGTTAATCAAAGACTGAGCACACACATACCGAACCAGGATGTGTTCAAGCAGGAAATCGCAAAGGTGTGGGATAGATGCATTGCATCTCACACCATGGGCACATGGTTTAGCCCATCAACAGTGGCAAAGGCAGTGTCAAAAGTAAACGCTGATTATGTTGCACGAACCCAAGCTGTCGACTCTACTTGGGAGAGGTTAACAAAGCCAGGGGAAGAGCCAGAGAAACCACGCGCCAGCAAGAATGACCCGATAGGTCAGGGCTGGACTATCGAGAAGTGTGACTGGCATATCAACGAAACCCAACGCCTGATGAACGAGGAAGGATTGAACCGAGGCATGGGGCAGGTGCTAATTCGCATACCAATGAAGGCAAAAGAACGCCTGTTAGCACTAGACAAACAACATCAAAACGGCTAGAACAGTATTGAAAAGGAGTAAACATGACTGATTCGGAAGATATTTTAAGACGCAAAACTATTGGTGGCAGCTGCGCGCTGCGCATCATGGACGGAGACTGGCACAAGCTTTGGCTAGACAAGATGGGCTATCGTGAACGCGATGATCTGTCTGATGTCTTGCCAGTCCAGCTCGGTATATGGACTGAGCAATTCAACATCAACTGGTTTAGAAAAGATATGGATGTCACTGTCAATGAACAGGTGCGCTATAACTACAACTGGAACGGCGTGCCATGTCGCGGCACATTAGACGGAGAATTCATGCTGAATGGTGTGCGCACTGGCCTTGAGGTCAAGCACACATTTGAGATGAACACCATGCGCAAGCAACTAGAACGCTATATGCCACAGCTACAGCTCTATCTGGAAGTGTCTGGCATAGAGCATATCTACTTTGCAAACTTGTTCGGTAATCGCCGCTATGAGTATGTAAAGGTCGCGAGAGATGAGGGCTATCTTCAACGGATGCACGTTCATCTGAAAGAGTTCTGGCAGTATGTAGTGGATGAAAAAGAACCGCCACTATCCATGCCACACATTACCGCAAGCATTGACCAGATTGCAATCGACGACATGGTGTCTCGTAATGCAGCTACAGACAATGAGTTTCAGTATCAAGCTCACGAGTATGTATCAACAATGCAAGCGGCAAAGGAACATGAGGCAGCGAAGAAGAACCTCAAACAAATGGTGGCAAGTAATGAACGGGAAGTTTACTCAGACATTCTTGCTATCAAGAGAGCCAGCAATGGCTCACTGAGAATCAATGTTAACAAGGAGTATTTAGATGACTGAGAATATCACACAGAATAATCAAATACTTTCCTACTTAGAGGAAGGTAATAACATTAACCCAATGGATGCGTTGAATATGTTTGGCTGCTTTCGCCTTGCTTCTCGTGTCCACGATCTGCGCTCTGAGGGCTATCCGATTGAAACAATCAGAGAGCCTGGAAAGAAATATGCAGAATACAAAATGGCCGAGGGCGGAGTAAAACCCTCGACCATACTGTTGAAAGGAGAAAACAGTGACTAATAATATCACGCCACCTCTTATAAGTGAAGATGCAATTCCACTTGAGCATCTTATTGGTAACGAATACAGCCTTGGCTGGAGCTCAGTCTGGATTCACACACCAAAGGAAGCTGTTCGAATTGAGTATCGTAACAGCAGATTGATTGTAACAGTTGTCAGGAAGGATAAAGAGAATGACTAACATGGAGTTATGGGAAAAGGTTTCCGTATCAGACGGAAAGTTTCTGAAAAAGGTTAGTTTCGGTGCGCGTTCATTCACCAGCATTGACCCGATGTATCAGGTGCGAGAAGCGACAAGAGCTTTCGGGCCAGTCGGTCAGGGCTGGGGATGGGATGCCACAACCGAAATGATTACTGTTGCCAACGGCGATG